GCTCTATGGGTAGGGGAGCGTTATAGCTCCCTGCATAGTTCTGTGCCGAAGCGGCACGCAGGAATGAATTAATAGACCACACTTGTTAGTAAGTTGTGGTCACCACGTAGTGACTGGCTCCACACCGCCCAGCCACGCGCATCACCGTACACCACGTTGGTGGCGTTCAAGGTGGGGCCGTGACGTATGGCATTGCAGAGGATGTCAAGCCACACGCGTTGCATGTGTTGCCAGTACGTGGGGCTGGCATATAGAGACAGGTGAGGAATAAGCTCACCTCCCTGGCCGAGCAACAGTTCAAGCAGTTGCTCATTGCCGGCATTGAGCACTGGATATAGAAGGGCCGCCACATCGGCGCCATCGGCCCCTAGATCGTTAGATTCCACAAGGATCTGGGCGATGGCTTCAACGCGGGTAATACCAAGTGCTTTGGCCATAGTCTTCTCACTCTTGAAGGTAGAGCGAGTTATTATGGCTTGAAGTGTGTCGCTCAATCCACCAACACGTTCCATCTTAAACACTTTACCTCCCTGTAAGTAGCTGCAATGCTGCTGTAAGACGGGGTATTGGGGGACTGACGAGCGTAGCGGGTAGGGCGTGGGGTATATATCATTGATTACTGTGTCCACCAGAGCGTCTGGATCAGGGGGCAAAGGTCGTGAACGCGCCAGGAGTTCGCTAGCCCACTTGGGGACAGAAGCGGATAATTTGGCGATGTCGCGCTTGTATTTGGCCCACCCTCGCTCAGGTAGCACATTAGCTAGATCTCCTGAGAAGTTACTTTGGATCATCTCTTGACGCAATAGGTCAGTGCGGATTATGGTGGGGTCGTCCAACACACCACCTAAGCCCTGCCTCCTACTGCTGATGTACCGCAACCAATCATCCGTCATCTTGGTAGGCACATTTAGGGCCTGACTCTTGAAGGTGGTGCTCATGGTCGGCAGTGGGGGGAGGACGGGACTGTCCGGGTTGGGTGTGGGTAGTATCTGGCTGGGTGGCATGGCACCTAACCCACCCAGTATACGCGGGAGGCGCACATATTCACGAGGTAGGCTGACAGGAGCCCGGTCCTTCGCATGCGCCCTGGCACGTACCCAGAAAGAAACGTTGTTGTCGTACAGCACGTCTGCCATGGCGATGGATAGACCTCGCCTAACGAGGAGGGCCATGCTGTCATTGATTGAAGTGGCCCAGCTGATTGGCGATATGGGGTTGGCATTCTGAATAGGCCGCAGAATGTAATTCGCAATAGCGCGGCCTAGGTATCCATATCCGTGGCCTGACGAATATAGCACCCTCAGGTATTCGCCTCTGCCCACTCCAAACATCTGTTTGGACTTCTGGAAGATGAACCCCATGTTGTTCAGAACGTAGAAAAGTGCCCTGGCCCAAGTAGGGTTGCGGTTAGACACCCACACATCATCACCTTGGTGCACATGATACATATCTATCGCATGCACCCCTAACTGTTCATCGACGTACCTCCTGGCCACCCTGAAGTACGCCAGGTTCAGGAGGGTGTTGAGCAGGTCGGTCGATCGGGTACCAGAGAACATGCCCTGGTACACGCGGTGGCGCCCCTCACGGTCGGGTAGTTGGGTGTACATGCTACGCTTCGCCTGGGCCACCCATTGATTAGCCCGCACCCAATCTGGATTAGCACCCTTCGCCTGACCAAGCTCGGCAAACACGTCGAACACAATGGCTTGTGCTTCAGGGGTGTGGTGCCTGTTAAAATCAGCGTAGTCAAACATGGAGCACTCGATGTCAGGGTCAGCTGTTATATTGGCGCGAGCCTGCTCCAACGTTACAGCATGCGCGCCGGATGCCCCCTTCTCTAGCCCTTCTACCAAGTGAAAGCGCTCCTCAAAGCCCTTGGTGGCGTAGGTGTTAAGCACGTAGTGCATGGGGGCCACACCGTAAATTGCCCTAGCCTTGCCGTTTTCGTATTTCTCACTGGCTGTGGCCACTTCCTGGGGATCGCCCAGGTACAGCTCGTGTAACACATCCTTCGTGTCAATCGTCTCAGCCCATGCTCGTTTGGATACTTTGACATCCCCATGCCACTGCTCACCCTTCGCCTTGGAGCCGCGCTTCAGTGATACTGGCATGGTGAACCCGGCTGAGCTGCCTGATGCCATCCACTCATGACGCCGCTTGAAGAACTTATCTAGCGGCTCAGATGTATTGCGCTTAGTTACTAGCACATCGCACATCTCTCGGAGTTCTCGCCGCAACATAGTATAGAAGCGCGAGCTGCGCTTCAATCTATCGTACGACGTGTTGTCCAAGTCCGACTTCCACTCGAGCATAACCCTGTTGTCACCTAGGGGGCTGAACACGATACTTAGGGAAGGTGCCTGGATGTGGAGCGTTCCTATGCACCTGTTCCTGTACTCCTCATCCCAATTCGTGGTGTTTAGGGACCTACCGAACGACAGGTCATAGTAGGCCAACTGGGCTACCTCGGCGTCGGTGAGCGATTCGCCGGCTAATGTGGTAGCACACCTACGGGCTAGATTGCTGTATGCCTTCAGGGCCGCGCGCTGGAAGGCCATCGGACGCCACAATAGTCCGGAAGACAGATAGCACTTAGATATAAGGTCACCACTCTTAGACCCCAGACTAGCCATAACCATGGCCATGGCTGTGGTTTGAAATGTGCCAACGGGGATGTGTCTGAGGACGGCGTTTACCTTCCTCAGGATGGACGAGGGTGTCCAGCCATGGATACGGCTGCGAATCAGAGACCATATGTAGTCAGATATGTGCAACGTCTGATGCCTGCTATCCGTACTAGAGGGTGACGGGAACAAGAGGTTAAGGCACTTGAGGTGCTTGCGGGTCTTTGACGACCTTAAGAACACTGTCTGCCCCCTATACCCACTACCGTTGTGCCCCCGGGTCTTGATCACATTGCCAGGGAATAGCCGAGAGGTGAATTTTTGGAAGTGATCCTCATGATAGCAAACTCGGCGCCAGTCGAATAGTCCATCCTCGGTCACCCAGGCAGTAAAACGCCTGGTCAACCAGGCGGCGCAGCTTGGGTCTGGTTTGGGCATGTCGCAAGCCGATGGCACGGTCGGTGCGTGAATAAGGCTGCCCACACACGCATCCAACCAATTGGCAACGGAATGGCGCAATGAACTTACCTCCCCCGTAGAGGCGTTCTCCCCATCATGGTTAAGAGCAGGGAGCGCCAAGGCTGCTATAGCCATCATGTCTAATGCCGTGCTCACCATCTGAGCCAGGTTAGTGGATGCTATGTCGATTAGAGACGCCAAGTTCTTGTGGCCGTGGCCACTCTGAAGGGTGTAAGCAAGTGCGTGGCATGCCAGACCGCCCCGGGGCCACCCAGCTGCCCTGGGCTGCACCGGGCCCGCGGAGCGGATTACCTCTTGCCGCATAGTGTAGGCGAGGTGTGGGTCGGTATTAGACACATATTCAGGGGTGTACTCAGCGAGCAGTTGATCAGCGAGTGCACGCGACGCACATTTATGTCTGACGAGCGCTAAGCGCACGCACTCTATAGCACGTAGAAGACCGCCTGCCACTTTGGGATCAGACGCCCTAATGTTCGAACACCCCCCCACCCTTATTGTGCTAATTAGCCCACCCTTTGGGGCGTTCGAACATATGGGTACGTCTGATACCACAGCGGCGTCGGGATGGGCTAGACTTGAACCATCCTGGGAGGTAAGGCGACCATCACAACCACAGACCGCTATGGCTTGAATGTAGCCAAAATGCAATCCATGCGGCAGTAGGTGATCACTCTCAATGGCGACTAAGTCCAGCCACAGTTGATGCAATTGCGTGGCCGCCTTCCGGGTGCACCACTCAATCTTGATGCTCCCTCCCCCAGGTAGAGCCCAGCGAGGCAGAGGCTTGGTAAACCCGTCCTCAATATGGATGGTGTACCGCTCCACGGCGCCGTGGTAAATGCACCCTGCATATTGGGGGGTGTGGCGGCCGGATAATATCGCTGCCCTCCGAGGCAGGGGCAATGCGACCGGCCGGCTTAGGCAGTAGGCATCTATTAAGGGTTTACCGCCGCCCCGGAGGCCTCAGCAGCAGGTTTCTCTCCAGCTTTATCTTGGTTGGGAGTGGCCTTGGCGTCCTCATTGGCCTTCCTAGACTTCATGCCCCCAATGCGCATGAGGTTGAGCTGGGCAGGCAGCCGCACTGGGGCTGTCTCGCCACCGACCTTGGGTAGGAATATCCCACCATTGTCCACTCGCTGGCCCGTCCAATACTTTAAGCGGGCCGCCTCGCCAGGCCCTATGTTGTCGTTTAGCAGAGCGGGGGACCACACCTGGCCGTTCACATAGTCATATGACATGACTGTGCATGGCCGGAAGATGTGGATGTTGGCGTCGTAAAAGCCGGCCAGGTCGGGTATGGCTTGGGCAGGGCCCCAGCTGGGTGTGGTGCCCGAAGCGTCCTGACCGTAGTAGTCAGCGGCCTGCCGCTGGACTGCGGGCACAGCAGCAGCCCCGAACCTGTTGTGTTGGCTGATTATGTTTATGACTTGCGCGCCATACACCACAATCTTAACAGGGAAATCGCCCACTACACGCTCATTATAAAACTTGCTGCCTCTGTACGCATACCAGCCTTGAAGAGCTGGGGGGCCTATGTTCTTGACGTCAGCCGCTAAGTTTAGTGTCGGCTGTGTGCCGATGACACCCCACTCGAATGGGAACATAGTCAACCACTCAGTGAGGACTAGGGGGTTGAGCAGAGCGAGTGTCACAGTTTGGGCGCCATAGTCCTGGTATATGACGGCGGCGCCTGGGTTCTGGCCGAAGTTACCTAGCCAAGTGTCCTCAGGGTATAAGTTGGAGCACGCATGCACCCCAAGGAATGTGCCCATCGCATTGTGCACCTGCCTCATGGCGAAGGCCTCAACCGGAGAGGTACTCTGGTCATACTGATTTAAGGCCTCCATAAAAAGTGTCTGCGCCATGGGGGGCAACTCTGCATCACCAGTAGTCCACTGGAGTAGGTGCTGCTTGGTGAGGTTCAGATCGAATAGCAGCGTGGTCGTGAAGGTGCTAACGGCGGCATTGTACAATGCCGCCACTCGGGCACGAGTCTGGGGTGCCATCTGAGCTGCGACATTGCACTCATACCTGGACTCAGCTGGGTCATCAGGGAATATGAGCAACCACCTTAACAGGAAGTTGTAGTCGGCAGGCCCAGGCACCCAGGGGTTGTGGGGGGACAGGTTGGACCTAACGGCCCACTGCTCGTTGTCATGGTCCGAGTACCTGATGCCTAGTATATCTAGAGCCAGGTACATGCCCTTGAGGGCCGAGGACCACTCTGCTCGGTTGGTGGCTAGCCTATGGATAAAGTCAATGATAGAAGATTGAGACACCAAAGCAGCTTGTGGTGCCCCAGCCTCATCGGCGTGGGCTAGGATAGTGACGTTTATTGCCTCCCACTGGATGTAGGTGGCATCAGGTGTCGGTTGCCCGGCGTTGCCGTCCAGTCTAGACCCGGCTGCAGTGAGCCAGTATATGATCTGGAGATCTGTGGGGTTACCGGTGAAGACATCTTTGTCGTTAACGAGGCAAATGCTTTTACCATCAATGGCGTTGGGGATAGTGTGCACATTGTTAACCCCATTGAGGTTGATCCACGCAGGGGCGTGGACATTGGGGGGGAAGGGCACCACAGCGGGAGGGTTGCCACCAACTGCCACGTACACGTCGCGTAGGAACACGTAGAACCAAAGCTTCGCATACAGGTAGCTGTTGTCATAATATTCCCATCCCGAGAGGATGAGGGGGACGAGAGCACGTGCGACGTTGACGTTCGCAGCTGGAATGCGCAGGTACGGTGATAGGGCGGACATAACGGCGCGCTCACTAGGGACCCCCCCTTGTATGAAGGAGCTGATCGCACTAGCCGTGAAACGACCGATCTCACGCGGCCCGCCAGCGTGTACGACAATGTCGTGGCGGCCTTGGGGCGCTGCACCGGCAGCGCGCGGCCCGAAGTGGGAGGGGAATACAGTGCCCCAAATGTTGTGAGCAGGCTCCAAACCCCCTCCGTTGGCGGCGAGCGATATGCCACTGCCAATTTGGAAGCCGGAGTTTGCAACCCCGGCGGCGGCCGCGATGTTTTGGAAATTGCCGTCTTGGTTACGCAGTGTCGTGCCAAACCGGCTAAAGAAATTGGGGGTGGCAGAGCCCTCAAAGACCATGTCCACGAGTAGCTCTTCAGACACACCAGCCCCATGGATGGAGTGATCTCCAATTTGCGCCTCACCAGCCCACAGACTCCGGTGAGGGCTGGCGTGTGTGGGCTTGACACGCCTAGCCCCCGGCATTTCCCGGCGACGTAGGTGGTGATCTGCGCCGGCGCTGTGCAGGTTGTTGTGGCGTACCTGGTTGCTGAACAGGTACGGGTGTCGTTGGCGCATCAACTGAATGTATTTGGGGGCGCTCGCCAACACATCCTTGCGCCGCATCTCCGCTGCCTGGGTGGGTAACCGGAGTGGCTGGTCTGGGGCGCGCACTAGGTTGGGGCGTCCCACTTGGTCCTGGAACTGGCGTAGTGCTTCGCCCAAGGTTTGCGGGGGTTGGGCGTTCACCTGCTCTATCAGGCTGGGCCGTAGAGCTGCCCATGCGGACGCTGCTTCCGCTGACTCCAGGACAGCCGCCTCCGCTTCGGATGATAGCGCCGGCAGGAAGGGGAGCAGCTCCGGTGCGGCATACCCAATGCCAATGGCGACCAAAGCGGGTGCTACCTTTTCGGCTACCCCCGCCACCGCGTGGATCCAATTCTCTGAGCCAGTAGGTATAAGTCGGAACAGCAGCTTTTCGTGTGGTGCTGATCGGCTGGCTAGTGGATGTGGCTGCTGCGGGAGTGGTGGGTGGGGCAGTTCCTGTTGAGTTGGTTGGCTGGGTGGGGGCGGTGTAGGGGGTCGGCTGGGCTGTGGGGAGGAGGGTGGTTGTGATTGAGGCGGAGTGATGGGGTCCGATTGGGTGAGGGGGGGGAGGGGTTGTGGGGGTGGTTGGTCTGGCGACTGAGACCGGCTTGGGCTTGGATGCCTTACCACCCTTACCTCGCCCTCTTCCTGAGGAGGAGGGGCCTGTAGAGGCGGCTCTACCCCCAGAGCCCCCTGGTGAGGAGGCTCGGCTGACTCGCCCGACTGGGTCGGCTGATCCAAGTCGTTGTGCTCCAACAAGTTGGGCACGGGCGCGTCGTCTAGCGCTCCGAGTTGTAGGCCCCGACTGGTGGGGTTGGGCTCTATGCTGGGAGTGCCGGGTTCGTGCTCCCCCATCAAGGGGGAGGGGGCCCCCCCGGCTAGGGGCCCCTGGGGTTGGAGGGGGGGAGTGGCCCCGAGAGGGGCCGTTTGGGGGGCTTTCGCCCCCTCCTCCGGCCTGGAGTGGGCCGGAGGTTGCGGGACACTGGGTGGGGGAGTCATGCCCAGATTCACGCGATCGGTCCGTCTTGAAAACAGATTGAAACGCACACAAATGAGTCAAATAAAGCGCTATCACTAAAATCTGAATCAAGTGAATGCGGAACAGTTTGAAGACGGAGGAGAACACAGCCCTTAATAGGGATGAAAACGCAGGAGCACACCTAGAAGCAAACGCAATAGATGTGATCATCTCAGCTCGCTTAGCTGTTGGACTGTACCTCACCACATTCAGGTTGCTCAACGCAGTGCCAAATGGCACCCCCTAGCCCGTTGCAGTCTCTCGGCATTTACCAAGCTTCCAGGTCGCATTCGCCCGTGGCTTGGACTTAGCACCGGCATGCCCAATACATCTGGCTGATGTACCAAGCATCCGAATTTTGGGCACGTCCTCATAAACCCTGAGGGGTAGGCAGTGGAACTCCTCCCCCGGGTGGGACGCATGTGGCAAGACATCTTGCGTTGTGTGCTATACTAATTAGCATCCCCCAAGCCCTTAATTTTGCATGGAGTTGGGGGATGGCCATACACCGACTGAGCACCAACGGGGTGCCAGTGGGTGTTTGTCTTGTGTGTTTGGTTGGTCCATTCCTGCATAGCAGTGAGTTTCCCCGCAAGCCAAACACCCACCGGTCGGTGGATGAC